CCACCTTATTACTTGGTTGTTGACTATATGATAAGAATGTATCATGTTTGTCCACAAGCATTTTCGCACATTTCTGTCCTCTTCTGAAGCTCCTGGATAACAGGTGGTTTCTATGAATCTTAAATAACCTTGCATAACAGGAGTTATGTGTCTTCCATCGAAATTACTAAAATCCCCGGCATTACATCGAGTACCAAAACGTTGCATCATACGAGCAACTTGATTCCATTCAGAACTATAGGGATTAATGCCTACTGCCATTCCGTTCCTAAGTCTATTCTTCATAAGCCAGGACTGAGCCGTCCCACAGAACATAGTCCAAATGATTATTTCTTCCATATCACCAGCACTAAAGTTTCTTGTTTTGAATTCTTTCACTTTTTCAATATCTCGAAGTTCATCTTTCATACAATCGACATATAAAAACTGTGGTCTAATCCTTTTCTTCATCAACTCAATTTTGGCTAAAACATTATTTTTAAGTTCTATTGCCTCAGCTGTCGCCAAATCATAAACATCACCTGTGCCAAACCACAAAGATTTACCTTTAGTACCCTTTCTATGTAGAATATGGGGCCAACCAGGGCTTGATTGTCTACTCATAGAGCCTAGGCCCTCACAATCATCAACACCAAGTATGGCCTCTTCAAAAGTTAAAACTCTGCCTTCAGGAGGGAATATAGAGTTCGACTTATAAAAATCGATTTCAGAATCAATCAACATCTCAACAACAGCCCCCGGAACATATATGTTCTTATTCGCATTATATTTCTTAAGAGCAATGAGATGAGGATCCATAACTTCCCCTCCAAGTCTAACTGGATGGAGTAAAGCTGGGCACATGTAAGGTTTTTGAATCTGACCGTAAGTCCCAGACTTGAGTAACTGAGATGACACAACCTTTGGAACGGGCTTTATAGGTTTTATAATATCAAATAAACCATCGAAGGAATCTGTTCCACATTGAGCCACTGAACTTTCTTCGCATAAGTCCTTGGCAATGGTTTCTATACTATTAGCACATTCATAAGCCTTCTTCAATAGTTCTTGAGTTACAGCAGTCGAAGTAGCTATCTTTGTTTCAGAATGACCAGCAATGTGTACACCTATAATTTTCTCCTCGGATAACTTATTTAATTCTGTCATCCAACCTCCACAATCTCCAGGGTCAGTTTGTG